CACTTGAACTTGTTTTGTTTCCAGTAGTTCTCGAAGCAAGTTATCTAGCTTGATCTGTTCATGATCGTTAAGCTCTAGTCCCACCATGCTCATACGGCACAGCCATCCTGTTGTGAGTCGTATCGAACTATCAGGAATTTGCTTAAGAGTGCGCACATCGTCTTTGCGGTCATGTGTTTCCAAGTAGTTTACAATCATGTCACGTGCATCTTTTTTGCCGTAAAAGTAGTTGTACCAGGAGAACGCCTGACTAAAGGCACTGATGCGATTGTTGGTGGGCTGGGTGCGCCATGTGGGTTCCATGCCCAAGGCGTTGGTATCCGCACTACGTGGATTTAGGGGTTTAACGGGCTTAGTTGCGATCATAATATTCCTTACTTAGTTCTGGGCAAGTGTTTTACAGCGTCAAAAAGCCTGGCGGCACGGGTAACGTCAAAATTCTTGTGCTTGTACATCCAGGCTTTTTTGCGTTCTGCTGTTTCCAGTGCTTCTGCCAGGCGCCATTTAGTGTTGAAGTCCACTGTCATTATTATACTGCTCATGTCCACAATGTCAAGAGCATACTCTACCCACTTTTCTGTGGCTTTTATTGTGTCATAGGGCGTAAATCCCTTGCCTTTTGGGCCTGTGTACTTTGTTAAAAAGTTAGCGGCTTTCATAACATACTCCTAGAGTGGTTAAGCATGTATTATAGCAGTGATTGATTTTGCTGTCAATCACTGCCAAATGTGTTGTTTTTAGAACACCGTGCCTCGAAACTGCTCGTAATCATAAAATGCTACTAAAGTTTTACCTCGAAAATACACTGTGATACCGCCTAAATCGTCACGCATGTCGTAGCTGGTGAGTTCGGTGATGATGGCGTCGGCACGGGCCTCAAGCTGATCCATTTTATCACCCTCGCCTGCACTGTAGCTTTGCATGGCTTCGGCCTCGTAATCTAAGGTGTAAACTTTAGTATTATTAATTTGTTTTGACTGTGCACTGGTAAGCATGTGGGCTCCTTTGTTGTTAAGCCATAATTATAGCAGTTTGGGTATTTCTGGTCAACCTAATTATCTATAAATACTGCACTATGCCTAGACTCAGTATGTGGCGTCCCAATAGGACGAACGATTACAAATTTTTTGACAAAACCATCTCGGAAATGTACACCGTGGGTGGTCTGGATCTCTACATTCACAAGTATCTAGGTCCAAGAACTGCTGGCGAGGACTCGCTGGAAAGCGGTAACTATGATGCTACCCAACCTCAATACTCCACAATAGATCCGCTGTTTATTCAAGACTTGCTGTTGCTGGAAAATAGAGATCGTGCATATGATCCTGATGTTTATGTCATGCGCGGTGTATATCGAGCGCAGGACATTGATTTTGACCTAACACAGTTTGGATTGTTTTTAAACAATGACACACTGTTTATTACATTTCACTACAATGACATGATTGACACATTTGGGCGCAAGCTCATGGTGGGCGATGTTATTGAAGTACCGAACTTAAAAGATATCAATCCTCTTGACACTGCTATCCCACGAGCATTGCCAAGATATTATGTTATTCAAGATGCAAACTTTGCTAGTGAGGGCTTCTCCCAAACTTGGTTACCACATTTGTGGCGTATCAAAGCCACTCCCATGGTCAATGCGCAAGAATACCAAGAAATTATCAACAAACCATTTGTATCAGAACAAATCTGGGATCCAGGTAATTTTTACCCAGCCGGTAGTATTGTGAACTTCGGCGACAACTATTATCAAGCCCAAATTAATACTCCTGTGGGCACCGAGATCACCAATACCAATTATTGGCAACCAATTGATCCACCAACTGAAGCAGATGTGGCCAGCACTAGACCCAAAGATCTTGCAATCAATGATGCACTATTGGCACAAGCTGAATTGGAAGTGCCGCTATCAGGATACGATACAGTAAAATTCTTTATATTCCCCACCAATGCAGATGGTACTCCTGCTACACCTGTAAACGTCACAGCAGATGGTGCTGATGGAGAACCTAGTGTAGCGTTCACTGCCAAATACACCACGGGTACTGTGACTAGATCAGGAGAAGATCCTGTTAGTTCCGCAATCGGTGTTGTATTCCCGTCAAACCCACAAGCAAACGACTATGCATTGCGTTTGGATTTCTTCCCCAGTCGATTGTTTCAATACAACGGCACAATCTGGGTTGCAGAAGTACTAGGTGAATCTGACACTATTACATTCACTGCGTCTGGACTCACAAACGACTATGGTCTTCAACCGGTTATTACCCCAGTACGATATTCGCTGGGTACCTTGACAATCGGAACTGCATCGCCAATTGAGGCTGCTATTGGTATTGAATTTCCGATAAATCCCTCATCTGGCGACTACTCGTTGAGATTGGATTATTTTCCTAATCGTTTGTATCAATTTGACAGCACTACTTGGATGCAACAATCACTAAGTGACACCGAAACAGTGTCGTACACCTTGACCCCAACCGAAACTATAACTGAACAATACAGCATTGGATCAGTGACCATATCTAATCAAGCTCCTATCACTGCCGCAATAGGTGTTGCATTTCCAGTTTCTCCCAGTATTGATGACTATGCATTGCGTTTGGATTTCTTCCCCAGTCGATTGTACAAATACGATGGTAGTGATTGGATATTGCAAGTGTTAGATACCAGTGACGTTGTGACTTTTGCCGCAACTGGCGCTGCCACAATCACTGTGGATTCAACTTACATCAATACATCACAGGCTGCGGTTAGCCCAAGAGCAGATGGTTATACCATGGGCTACTTGACCGGTGACGGTATTGCGCCCAATGGATTGCCAGTTACACCAGGGGTCAGTTTTCCTGTCAGCCCCACCAACGGTCAATACTGCTTGCGATTGGATTATTTTCCAAATCGTTTGTTCCGTTATAATGGTACTGGGTGGATCAAGATTGAAGACAATGTTAGAACAAATCTCACAAATGGTCCAATGAATCAAACTTTACGGTCGGGCTTTGTAAACAATACATACACTGTGCCAACAACAGACCTAGGCAATATTCCAAGTCGTCAGAGTCTGAGCGAAATTCTCAAACCCCGTGCAGACAACGGCGACCAAAGCGGAGACCAGCCTGCTAATCCAAGACCGCCAGGACGATAAACAATGCAACAATTTTTTTACGATGACCAAATACGCAGATTCTTATTGCAGTTTGCTCGTATCTTCAGCAATTTTCAAATTGAATATGGTAGCAACAACCCCAATGCCGGCACATTGATTAGAGTCCCTGTGCGGTACGGTGATGCCACACGGCAAGCTCAAACAATTTTGCAAGAAAACTCAGCCAGTTCACTACCTAGTACACCGCTGATTACCTTTTATATCAATGCACTAGAGTATGACCGTCCAAGGATGCAGGAACCGTATTTTGTGAGCAAGATACAAGTGCGTCAACGCACCTACGATGCTGATACAGAAGCATACGAAACCACACAGGGAAACGCATTTAGTATTGAACGTCTAATGCCTGTGCCATATCTAATGACACTGAATTGTGATTTTTGGACTAGTAATACCAATCAAAAATTTCAGTTGTTTGAACAAATTGCCACGCTGTTTAATCCTGCATTGGAAATACAGAGCACAGACAACTACATTGACTGGACCAGTTTGAGTGTGGTACAGCTTGAGCGAGTTACCTGGAGCTCACGCACAATTCCTGTGAACACAGAAAATCCCATTGACATCATGACCATGACTTTCTCATTGCCAATTTGGATTTCAAGTCCGGCCAAGGTCAAGAAACTAGGTGTTGTTGAACGCATCATTGCATCAATGTATGACGCAGGTGGTGACTTGAACAATGCACTCAACAACAGTGATTTGTTGTTGGGCACACGTCAAAAGATAACCCCTTATGGATATCAAGTACTGCTGGTAGGCAACAAGCTACAAGTATTAAAACAATCTGCTGTGGTAATTCCCGGCAATGACAATACTGATCCACAAACACCGCCACCCAGCAATGAATACTGGGCGGCTGTTGCTGGTATGTACGGTGTGTTACGTCCGGGTATTAGTCAGGTGCGCCTTGACAATCCCTGGGATGAAACTGAGATCATTGGCCTGGTAAGTTTTGACCCCACTGATGACAGATTCTTGTTGTTTGATGTGGATCCTGATACCATACCTCAAAACACACTGAGTCCAGTGAATGCTGTTATTAATCCACTGTTGTCGGGCCCAGGAACAGGATTGCCTGCGGCCAGTACAGGGCAACGATATTTGATATTAGAAGACATTGGGTCTGAGGATAACACAGTACCGGCAGCTGACTGGGGAGAAGTTGTTGCCAAGGCCAATGACATAATTGAATATGATGGTGCCATGTGGCAAGTCACGTTTGAAAGCACGTTTGCTGTCAACGTACAGTATGTTACAAATCTTACCACAGGATTACAATATCGCTGGACCGGAATTCCCACAGGTTCGCCAGCAGGTACCCGAGGCGAGTGGGTCAAGAGTTATGAAGGATTGTATCCCGGAGGGGACTGGAGTTTGGTTCTATGAACGCAGTTGGTGTTTGGTTTTATTCAGTATCAACAGAACGTTATTTGTATCTCATGCGAGACGATCCTCGTCATCCAGGCACATGGGGGTTACCTGGTGGCAAAATGGAACCCAACGAAAGTTTGCATGAAACTATCACACGAGAATGTGTTGAAGAAATGGGTTTCATGCCCGAGTACCTTAATCTAGTGCCCATAGAAAAATTCACTTCGCCCGATGGACAATTTGGATATCATACATTTTTTGCTTGTGTAGCAGAAGAATTTCACCCAACGCTCAACTATGAACACATTGGGTATGCATGGATTGCGTCGGGCACATGGCCCAAACCCATGCACCCTGGACTTTGGTCAACTGTGAATTTTGATGTTGTTCAAGACAAAGTAAATGTTATTCGCAAACAAATACGTACCAAGTGTTAAAGACGTCCAACTACAATTTCAATAATGCCAGTGACGCCTTCAAAGTTTTCAAGGCTTTTACCAATCACTGCGCCTGTTGCAGGATTGAGTTCTGCTCTTGCTAGGCCATTACCGGCAGCAACCATTAGGTCGCCCTTTTTAACTTCGCCAGTTACCTTGGTAGGTACTCGACCCATCAGTGCCACTGCTATCACATGCTCTCCAGGTTGGCCTGCATTCATCACATAAGATGGGTTTGTAGAAACAACTCCGGCCACAGCTCGACTGGAATCGTTATAACACACAGTGACTTCTTTGGTGCCGCCAAACATCATCACTGTGCCCGGTTCAGCTGGATTATCAGCTTCATACATCTCGGCCAAGTCAGCGTACTGTGCTGAAGTTGCCTTGGCAAAAATTGTGTTGAAATACGCAATTGAAGTTCCGATATTACCAATCCCGTTGCCATTGGCATTGAGCAATGCTGGTGTAGTAATTCCACTTGTTCCGTCTAAAGTAATCGCCATTTTATTTGTCCTTGTTTAAATTATTTATTAAATTACAATCAGGGTTGAACCTGTTGGAGCTGTAATTACGTCGCCGTCGGACACCACATATGGGCCAATCAACATGGCATTCACACCAGTAGGAAGTGTTCCTGATCCGCTTGAGCTTTTGGGGTTGGAAAACACAGCGCCGCCACCTAGTGCTAGTGCACCTGAGCTAATGGTAACCACATTGGCAACGCCTGTTGCGCCAAAGGTAATGTTGGCATTGGCAGTTACAAACACATTGCTGTTGCCGTTTGTTAGAGCATTACCGGCGCTGACTGCAATATTTGTTAGTTGACTACCATCACCTTTAAAGTAAGCTGATGTAGTGATGTTACCAGTGGCAGTTACTTGGCCAGCAGTGGTATAGTTACCTGCTGTGGAGTTACCTGTTGTGTTAAGTGTACCAGCAATATTAGCACCAGTTGTGGTTGCAACCAACATATTTGTGCCATTTGGTGCTAATGTAATATTTCCACTGGCTGCTGTTATGATGCTCAACGCACCTGTATCAACAATGTTGCCGGTGACATTCAAATTACCACCACTGATGTTACCAGTAACAGTTAAGCTTGTTAATGTACCAACTGATGTAATGTTTGTTTGTGCGGCTGTGGTTATTGTACCAATAATGTTGGTACCTGACAAGTTACCACCATCAATATTGCCAGTGACACTCAATGATGTCAGTGTACCAACTGAGGTAATATTTGTTTGTGCGCCTGTGGTTAGAGTGCCCACAATGTTGGTACCTGACAGATTGCCCGAAGTAATATTACCAGTAACTGCCAAACTACCTAGTGTACCAACTGACGTAATGTTTGTTTGTGCGGCTGTGGTCAATGTGCCCACAATGTTTGTAGCCTCAAGATTGCCCACATTGGCATTGCCAGTGGCATTTAATGTACCAGCAATATTAGCACCAGTTGTGGTTGCAACCAACATATTTGTGCCATTTGGTGCTAATGTAATATTTCCATTGCTACTGGTGATGATAGTTAATGCACCTGTGTCAACAATGTTTCCTGTCACATTCAAGTTACCACCACTGATGTTACCAGTAACAGTTAAGCTTGTTAATGTACCAACTGATGTAATATTTGGCTGTGCTGCCGTTGTCAAAGTTCCTGTTAACAGTGTACCTGATACATTACCACCGGCAATGTTGCCAGTGACTGTTAATGATCCTAATGTGCCCACACTTGTGATATTTGTTTGTGCGGCTGTGGTCAATGTGCCACTAACATTGGTAAATGTGCCTGTTGCACCAGACACATTGCCAGTTGACACATTGCCGCTGAACACGCCCGATGTTGCACCAGTTAATGCGCCATTAATGTTGGCGCCGGCAAAGGTGGCAGCTCCTGCACGTAATGGTTGGTATATTGCATTACCCCAATCAACCACAGTTGTGGGTTCAGTTACTACGTTGCCAAATACACCCCATACTCCATCAAGGTGGTTACGAACAAACCCGCCGTGTTGGTCAAGACCATCATCATAAGTGGTAATAAAGCCAAGATCTACCAGATTAGCGGTATTGTTAGCACCCAAGAAAATCAATGGATCGCCGATCACTAAATCTGTAACGTTTTGATAATTCAAATTACCAGTGGCGTTGATGTTTCCAGTAATGTTAAGATTACCTGTTTGATTAACATTTCCCGTAATAGTCAAGCTTGTTAATGTACCTAGACTTGTTACATTGGGTTGTGCTGCCGTTGCCAAGGTGCCAGTTAACAGTGTGCCTGAAACATTACCACCACTAATGTTACCAGTTACTGTTAGCGATGTTAGCGTGCCAACTGACGTAATATTTGTTTGAGCCGCAGTGGTCAAAGTACCTACAATGTTGGTACCTGATAAGTTGCCACCACTTATGTTGCCAGTGGCATTGAGGGTACCTGTGACATTTGCACCTGTTGTAGTTACAACTAGTACATCGGCTGTACCGCCTACTGAAGTAGTAACGTTACCACCAGAACTGACTACCTTGACATTACTTGTGCCATTTTGAATACTTGTGGCATCGATACCTGATAACTGACTACCATTACCAAACAAGTAACTGGCTGTGATGTTTCCGGCAGTGCCCAGGTTACCCACATTGGCATTGCCAGTGGCGTTGAAGGTACCTGTGACATTTGCACCTGTTGTAGTTACAACTAGTACATCGGCTGTACCGCCTACTGAAGTGGTAACGTTACCACCAGAACTGACTACCTTGACATTACTTGTGCCATTTTGAATACTTGTGGCATCGATACCTGATAACTGACTACCATTACCAAA